ACTAGCTGACTCGCGCCATTATCAGTTTTGCCAGAAACAATATTCTCGCCCTCAAACAATTCCATACAAATATCGGCCGTAGATATGTTGTCCTGTTCTCTGAGCGCGGATTCTTGAGTGTTCGCACTATTTACGCCAACCAAATTGCCCTGAGCATCGATGGTCTGTGTTAAAGTATTTCCTGACTTCTCAGCAGCCTTGATATTTTCATCGATTGCCTTTTGTTTCGTTTCCTTCACACGCTGCTCAAATGTGTTCTTGGCGTTTGCCTCATTTTTGTTCTTCTCACTCATCAATTGATTTAGCTCGTCCTCCATATATTCAACGCGACCAGTCTTATATGCTTCAGGGTCCCACGGCATCCACATACCAATCGGACCAACATATACGTCGTGATTCGGGTCTGCCTCACGCAACAACTTACAGCGCAACTCTGCCTCTTCTTGTGAAGGGTAAGAACCGCGAATTTTTAAACCGCGAGTATTTGTTTGAAAGTTATGCGCAATATCAAATTTCTTCTGCAGCTCGTCTTCGTTCTTATCGATAAATGTCTTGTAGTCGTCGTCCATGCTTGATTTAACAAGTGTTTCGCGCTCCTCCTTTACAAACTCCTTAAAATCGTTAGAAACATCGTCGAACGAAATGTTGTATTTATAAGAAACAAAGTTTAGAAACTGAACAAACTTCTCCATTGATTTGCTGAAATCCCAGCCCTTTAGGAATTCTTCGAACAAGAAGACCTGCTTTTCCTTGAGAATTTTTTCGGGGGAACAAAATGAAATACACGCGAATTTCTGTCCAGCAATTGGTTTATCCTCCTCCAACAAATCAACATATTTGGGATTGGGCTTGCCGTTTAGTTGCTTTCTTTCAACACCTTTACCTTTGGATCGATCCATTTAGTTATTTAGAGTATTTAATTTTAAGTTTTTTATCGCAATATATATATTTTTTTCTTTTGATTTAGTATAATGAACGGATTGATTAACATCGCTGAACTAGTTAAGAGAATCATTAAGTATCTTGTTGAGGGTTTAATGGTTGCAATTGCTGCCTATGCTATTCCTAAACGTTCCTTGAATATTGAGGAAATCGTGTTGATTGCCTTGACTGCTGCTGCCACATTCAGCATTCTTGACACCTACGTTCCGAGCATGGGTGCTACTGCCCGCTCTGGTGCAGGTTTCGGTATCGGTGCCAACTTGGTTAAATTCCCAGGTGGATTTTAAGTTGAGTTAAGAGTATAACAACGAACTAACAAACTAACAAACTAAGCTTATAATATATTTAATCTATTGTTAATATATTATGACGAAACAAATGAGGAAGAAGTCTAAACGGCGAATAATAAAGAGCCGGTGTGGTAAAAAGTCTCGACGACAGACGCGTAAGCAGAGAGGCGGTAGGTGTTTTGGAAATGGAGTGGGAGCTAATAGTTCCGACCCAAATTTCTCAGTTTATAACACCAATTTACTAAAATTGTTTCCGTATAGACCAGAGAATTAAAACTCTAAAACGGAAAAATGCCTTTATAACTATCTATATCTACAATTAAGCCTCCGTCAATCGAAATAATAAATTTTTTTATAGTAAATGAAGGATATTTTTCTTGTATTGTTTTAGCAGCGCTGTTTAAATTAACGATGTGATATTCATATTCTTCGATGGGAGTTATATTGCCATATTTTGCCTTATAAGCACCACAACTCATGTGATCTATAAGTATTATTTCGCCTATTTCGTGTAACCCGTGAGATAGTTCGATATGGGCGTCTGCGCATGATTGCCAGTTATAATCGAGTAAACCATTGTACCCCAAGCTAGCACCCGCTAAAATAAATTCATCATAATTATTTTTAAATCCCATATATGTAAAATTGCATGTTAAATTATCTCTCAATCTAAAATCCATACAAGATAATACAAATGCTTTACTATAATGTAAATTTATTTCAGTAGGATCGGCACACTCTTGGCATAGCACCAATCCAGTTATAGGTGTTGGAGTTGTTGTCAATGTAAGTTGTTGTGGTTGTGATTGTGGTTGTCTCTGACCTATAATTCGCACATTACGATTATCAAAGTTAAAAGCCCTTGCTCCGGCACGATTACAAGTTGTATAGAAATTCTTAAATCTTCCCATTTATATAGAAATAGTATTTATTTTACTAAATTTTAAAAATAATATAACAATGTTGTTTTATATTATTTTGATTCGATTTGATTTGATAAACCAACCCTTCTTTTAAGTTGCCTTTTTATTTAAACGGTGTGAATAAATTCCCAGTCAAGTTCTTTACATATTTGTTTCCAAATCGCGTCTTGCTCTATTCGTTTTTCCTTGTCTTTCAATAGCGGGAATAACGGTAAATATTTCTCCTCGCCTAACAATTCACAAAGCTTATACGCAGTATAATAATAATTTAAAAAGTTGACTCTGTCATCCGGACAATATTTCGAATATGGCGCTTGTAGCTCAGAAAAAAGATTACAAAGAGTTTCTTCTAGTTCCGGAGACATTACTGGTGGTTTGATTCCAAGCTTATCCTTAATAAACGGTATATGCTCATAATATTTATTGTATCCCAGCTTTTTAAGAACTTCCTTTGTTTTTGCGTTGGTAATCTGTGATATATCAATTCTCTCCTTCTTGATCTGAACCTTAATATCTTCAACAACCTCTGGTGGAATCTGTGTAGTCTCTTTCCCTTGAAACTGAGAGAGAATTTCCTTGAAATGATTAATTCTTTTATAAGCATAAAAACAGACCTCCTTGGGCGGCTCCTTGTATGACGGTTTTTCGTTTTCAATTAAATAGGGGATACTTCTAGAGCAGTTGTTGCATACTAGAACACCCTCGTCTTCTAATGGTATTAATTCGCCTACGTGACAAACTTTGCAGATATCCGTTTGATAAATGAACGAATTCACATCGATAAACATGTCATCAATATTACTTAAATATTTTTGAACAATATTGCTGTTTTCGATGTGTTCTGTATTATCAATAGCCGGTTCATCCCTAATTTTAAAAAATGAGTTTACTATTTTTGATTTATTCGTCGACGCAACTGCTTTATTCCCGACGGATATGTCCTTTTTATTTTCAAAATATTCAAAAATATATTTGGAATTGTCAAGAAAATACTCCTTTTTCTTTGTTTTTAGACCCTTGATCCGTTCCGTTAAAACCTTCATCTGATCTTCCATGTCAAGACGTACCTCGAGAGAAAGTTCACCACTATTGATTTTATGTTGTATTTCTTGCCTTTCCAATTTTAATTCGGGGATTGTATTGTAATCATCTTTCATGAAATCATTTAAAAATTCCTTGTGCTTGTTATCAAGCGTGACTGCCGTTTTCTTATTATATTTTATAGTTTTGTTAGACTTCGGCTTGAAATTTGGCATACCCCCGTTTCATTAATTTAATCATAAGTATTTAATTAATATTTTCCCTTAAATATATTTTGTATAAACGCAAAAACAGGATAGTATTGGCAAACACCGGTTAATGAATAGTGTAAAATGCTATTTGCTAAAATTTTAGCACGAATAAGAGCAATTTATTGCTTTGTGTTTCGAATAATATTAGCAGGCAATTAAGAGACTAGTTAAAAATATATTTTAGTTTTCTTTGAATTAATTAAAAATGGACATGAGAATTAATTTAGAATCTTTAAGAGATTTAGAGAATGAAAATGTAAAAGTAGATGTGATAAAATTTCAAAAAATGATTTTACTTTTTAACTCTATAGAGCAGGGGTGGTCGGTCAAGAAACGAAATAGTTCATATGTTTTTACAAAAAATCACGAAAATAAGAAGGAGGTTCTAGAGGACGCATATTTGTTGAAATTTATGAAGAGCAGTTTAGATTTCAATAAAATAATTTCCTAGTCAAATTATTTTTTTTGTGTAAATTAAATTAATTTAATTAAATTTAATTAAATTAAATTCCAAAATTTTTTTTTCTTTAGCAACTATATAAAATGGGAGGTGGATTAATGCAACTCGTCGCTTATGGCGCCCAAGACGTTTACCTTACTGGTAACCCGCAAATTACTTTCTGGAAAGTTACTTATCGCCGATATACTAACTTCGCTATTGAATCTATTGAACAGACATTCAATGGTCAGGCCGATTTTGGACGCAGAGTCCAATGTGTGATCTCCCGTAACGGTGATCTTGCCTACCGCACCTACTTACAGGTGACTCTTCCTGAGATCAACCAACTTATGGGTCTCGGAAACTACACTGCTGGCTCCAACCAGGGTGTGTATGCCCGTTGGTTAGATTTCCCCGGTGAACAGCTCATCGCCCAGGTGGAGGTGGAGATTGGTGGTCAACGCATCGACCGCCAGTATGGTGACTGGATGCACATCTGGAACCAGCTCACCATGACATCCGAGCAACAGCGCGGATACTTCAAGATGATTGGTAACACCACACAGCTTACCTTCATCACTGAT